TGATAAATGTCAAGAACAAAATTGTATAAAAAAAAGTGTAATTTACACTTTTTTTAATAGAATAATTTCAGGATAGCCATAACGCCACCAAATATGGCAGTAATGCTCCCGGTTACTATGCCGCCAATGATTCCAATTTTTTTAATGGATAATTCTTCTTTTTGTACCGGACCTGCGCAAACTTCCCGGTGTTCCTCGCAATCCGTTTTAGTTACCATTTTATTTTCTATTGTGCCCAATCGTTCAATTACGGCATCCACTCTAGTATTAACCAATTCTTTCATATCGTCAAACCTTGCCATTATTAAATCCAATTCTTTCATCTTAAAACCCCCTAAAATGCAGCCGCCGCCCACGCCGATCCCGTATAATAGCTTATACCGGCAGTTGGCGCACCCTTTAATTGTTCTATAGTTGCATAACTGTTATTTGAAAGTGTTGTTGCCGTTGCGCTGCTAGCGTTTTGCGCCCAGCGCATTTGGACTGTACCCGTAGCAGATGTAGACACCAAAAATTCTTCCAATATTACCGCTGCTGTCGATTCATTTGTCCCATATGACACCGCTGTCGTTAGGTTGTGAGCCGAGCACCTCATTGATGCACTTGTTGAATCCGAAGCGCCAACAGCTGGACCCAAACAGCGCCTAGTAGTTAATTGGGTCGCTCCGCTACTAGCGACCCAATCAATTTTTATATCCCCGTTTGTCGCTCCGGCAGCGGTTAGTAAGGCCTTTATGCTATACGTTCCGGGCTCTGGAAGATTGAAGACAATATCATCATCATTCTGTAATGTCGTACTGCTGGTAACCGTTTCCGATGATGCCTTTTTTATATAATATTTTCCTGTACCCGCACCAGGATACACCCATAAATCATTCCGTCTAGCTTCCAGTGGCGTAGCAGTTCCAACCGTTATCCGTGAATTTGGTACGCCCCTATAGTTAAACCGTCCGTAGTCCCTCTTTGCCACTCTCCGCCACCTTCTTCCTAAATTCTTCCGGCGCCATTAACCTTTTTAACGCGTATTTACCTTTTTTACGTTGGGCTCGAAATAAGGCCTGTTGATCTATCCTCTCCAAGCTTTTCTCTTGTCTTTTCTCCGGAATCTTTAAATGTGTACGCAATTTCCTCCAGCTCCTTTCGTATGCCGGTATCGCCTAACCATAATTCTTTAATGTTTTCGTATTTAAGCGCCAAAGGCTGTGCTTTATGGTCTAAAATATACTTTTTAGCCATCGCCGGTGCGGCAATACTGTCAATAAATTTTAACATTTCCTCAAAATTAGGCATGTTCCAGATGGTATCTAGAGTTCCATACGATGGACGGCCCTGGGTTAATATTTCCAAAGCCAAACGCCTTTTTAATTTATCGGTCCAGAATTCGGCTTCTAAAGCTTTTAGATCCTGGTCACCTATCTGCTCTTTTAATTGTAGGTATATATCATAAAATACTAATAGTTCCCGTAGGTCCTTGTGGGTTATCCGGGCGGCTATCTCCCTTATACATTGCCTATACCGCCCGTAAATGTGCGGGCCATTGGCGTTTATTATGAAATTAAGTATTTGATATTCGGTATGTCCTTTCATGGTTCCCTCCTATAAATCGTTAAAATACATACTAAAATCTTTTGTTGAGATTAAGGAAGCTAAGACCTGTGGCCGTTTTTCGGCGACAATTCCAAAGTTAAAAATTCCTGCCCCTAAATCATCAACGGATACGCTCTGGATCATAAAGTATCCAGTAACATTTAATAGGGTATCATATATAAGCATCATTTGTCTAGGTAATAACCCGCTGGTATAAGTATCAAAAGTTATTGATTGGGGCGCGTATCCGCTACGGGCAGCTAATAAAGACTTAGTAGCCTCGTTAAGCCGTGGCATGTACCATATTCGCTGCCCGCTTCCCTGGCCGGCAATACTCGGCGATATACTAAAGGCTAAAGTGCTGGTGCTAAATGTGCTAATAGTAGTAATAAAGGACATAGCATTTAAAGTCTTATTAAAAATACAGTCACCATTCGCCACGCTCGGTGCCGCGCTAAAATTATCCGTTACCTGGTAACTATTGGTGCCGGTATCGGTTACATTAGAATCTATGTTCTCGGATATATTAGCATCCGAGTGAACGTATACGGCTTTAGCCATATACCCGGTAACACAAATATAATCATCGTGATCCTGCGCAGAAATGGCCATACATTTTACTGTAACCCCGTCCCTTTCCGCGCCTATTATTATTGTGTGATTGGCATAGTCGGTGCTGTCTTCCAGAACTTTAAAATTGCTAAAGTCGTCGAGTACATCCGTAAAACCTAACAGACCTTCAATATTTGAAATAGCATAGGGAGCCCATTCCGGATAATCCCCGATATGGTCGTAATAGCGGGCGGTAAAATTTAACTCCAGGTCATCGTTAACCCACCATTGTTTCCCTTCACTACTGGCTAACGTATTGAGTATTTCGCAAGACTCTTGATGATCACCCAGTAAAGCATTATCAAGCGTTCCCGTAGTATCGATTTCCCCTTCCGTTATCCCTCTTTGATAATCGCATAAGGCGGTAACTACATCGGATATGTTGGCCCCTTCCGCAAAATCTGAATTAATATAGTCCTTGGATAAAAGGGTATTCGCTCCTTTTATCTGGTAATCAGCAGCGATTAATTGGGGCGTTAATTTTGTTTTGCTTATTGCTCCGCACACCCCGGTCATATATCGGGTCCCATCAATATTTATGCGTACTAATTGGTCTGTTAGTATAGGAAAAATTGTCATATAGAAACGCCCCTTCCCGCAGATATTGGTGCCGGTAAACTAAATCCTCCACCAGCCGTCCATACTTCATCGGTATTATACACCCAAAAATTAGTAGTATCCAGAAATACACCCACATCTTCCTGGCCTCCAGCAACGATGCCAAAATCATCAAAGGCCGCCGAAGAAGGATCCATTATATACGTTGGCCAGGGTAAATTTTCGTAATACACTCCGGCTATAAAGTTAACCATAGTATGGTTGGCTATAATATAGCTAGGCGATGCGTATTTATCCGCAGCGCCTCCGACCATACCGGCTTTAAACCCTTGCAATATATGCGTTACGGATGGTAATAGCCGAAGCGGTGCCCCGCTGTTGACTATGAAGGATTGCCAGGTATCCGAAATAGGTAAATACCATAATGCATGCGGCGCAAAAGTAGTATCATTCCTATAATAGTCAACGAATAAAGTATTGCATAGATTCATACCTTTACCTAGCGCCATCCCGTTAAAATCTCCCGAAGTAAGAGCAGCCCAGGTATCCGCAACGGGATCATATTTTTCCAAGGTTCCATAAAAATTACCGGGATCATCATACCCTCCACACAAATACCCATAATCTTCTATAGCAGCCTCCTGGCATTCTGATCTGGTAACCGCTACGCCTGTTTTATTTATCCACGCATCATTAATGTTATCATACATATCCCAGCTGCTAAGACGGTTTATACTATTGTCTACACCCATACCGGCATAACAATTACCGGCTATATTATAACTACTATGGGCGGCTCTTTCGACTGGCATACCAGATAAATTAACCCAGGTTCCCGAAGCTAAAGTGAAGCCAAGAACGAAGCCATATACAAAAGAGTCATCCCATCCACCAGTATGTATAAATTTTTGCGGCGGTTCGGGCTCCAATTCAAAAGTAAATGACGCCTCGCTATTTCCTTTTGAGGACAAATTCATTTTAAGCGACCCTTCCTTTAAATACTGGGTGACGTCCTTATACTTGTATAAAGCTATTACATTATTCCTAGTTTGACCCGCAATAGCCTCCGATACTTCGAAAGTCGATCCAGAGGCGTATATTATTTTCCTTCGGCATGAGTCATAATCCCCATAGCGCACCGGTGGATTTTTCCGCCAATTGATATTAACCATAAAATCCCCGACCGAAGCGGTGGCCCCGGAGGTAACACAGGTTACCGAACTAGATCCGGTTTGTAGTATTTGAATGCTATCAAAACATAGCACTTCTATAGTTGCGCTTGATCGTGTCATGAGTTACCTCCTATTTTTTATCATTCTTATAGTTCTTTGCATCACCATTTCGATCATTCGTTGGTCTAAATATGCCCCGTTCATTGTGACGGTGGCATTGGTTGACCCTCCCCCAGGCCTTACTGGGTTAACGTCTACCTGGCTAGAATGTTCAAGTATACCAGCCATGCCGCCAGCTAATTTGGATAATTCCATCTGTTTTGACCTTAATCCATCAATGAACATATCCATAAAATTGGGCGCCCATGTATCCGCAAATCTTCCAGGGCCTTCCTTTGTTGGCGAATGGAAGCCCAATACTTTTTTAATGGCTTTGGCGGCATCCAATGCCGCATCTTTTAGCTCTTTTAATTTAGATTTTACACCCTTACCAAAAGCGCTAAGGAAATTGGCCCCCCAATTAAAAGCCGATTTTGCTAGACCGGATAAGGTATTTTTTATATAATTAAAAACGTTCTTAATTATTTCCCGAATATTTCCGCCTTTGGTTCTTATAGTATTAACCATAAAAGAAAAGCCTTTATTAATTAATGCTTTCATTAGGTTAATACTTCCAACAAATACCGCCACACCGGCTTTTAAATAAAACTTTATGAGGCCAACCATAATGGTTAATCCAACTTTAAATATTCCGGCTATAACTGTCCAGCTAGTTTTTATTAAAAGTTTTATATTATTAAATATTCCGGATACTATCATTTTGGCGCCCTTCCATACTTCCGACCAATCGCCATGGATAATCCCCGATACCATAGTAACCAGCCCACGGATAATAGTTAGTATACCGCTAACGGCTCCGGATATATAAGAAGCTACGCCAGATATAACAGGGGCTAAAAAACTAAATATGGCATTCCAACCCTGGTACATAAGTGTTAAGGCCTTTATTACCCCTACGAATACCGACCCAATCAATGGCCCCCAAACCTTCAAAACGTTAAGCACTGCGGGCAATACATCATTGATGATAACTTTAGAGTATTGGCCCCACATATCCGCCACGCTTTTAAAGAGATCCTTTAGTGCATCCATTATCGGCCCAATTTGGGTCGTTAAGTCCCCGGATCCTGATATAAAATTTCCTAATTGCTTCTTAGCATCATCGAAGGATTGCATTATTATAGGCCCAAAGGTCTTTTTAAAAAAGTCCGCAACACGACCCATAATATCAATTATTTTGGGTAAATTGCTTTCAAACCATTTAAGGAAAGCATGTAATACGGGCGTTATTTTCTCACCCAATGGGATTAATACATTAACCTCTAATAACCTTCCAAAGGTGGTTAGGTATTCCCCTATCCCTTTGAAGGTATTGGCGTCTAAATCGGCCATTGTATCCTTTGTTTTATCAAAACCCTTTTCTACTTTTCCAAGGGCTAGAACGCCTTTAGCCTCTAGATCCTCAAACATAGTACCAAATAGCCCCACACCTATAGCATTTTGTTTTACAGGATCTTTTATTTTGCCTAAGGTGTCTATTACTTCATAAAAAGCTTTGTTTGCGTCTTCGCCTCCGGCAGCAAAACGCTTGGTCATCTTTTCAGCGTCCATACCCAAGGCCGTAAAAGCATCACTAGACGTCTTACTTCCATCTTTAGCCCTGATATTGAATTCCTTTACGGCGTCCCCTATTTTGTCAATAGAGAATGCCCCGCCTTCGGCACCGGCTACTAACGTATCAAACATTTGTTCGCTAGTAAAGCCTAAGGCTTTAAACTGGTTAGCATATTCGTTTATGGTATCCAATAGGTCGCCATTTTTATCAAGGCCTTTTTGAGCTCCTTGGGCAATAAAATTGAAAGCTTCCCGGGATGAAATACCAAATTGATCCATTAACTGTTTAGCGGCTCTAGTGGATTCGTTTACCTCGTATCCGAAGGTATCGCGAAGGATAATGGCATCTTTAGTAGTATTTTTGAGCTCGTCCCCTGTTAGCTTTGTTTGCTTTTTCACTTCGGCCATCGCTTGGGCGATGTCGTCGAAGCTTTCGCCCCAATTCTGGGTATAAATATCTTTTATGTTATCCCTGAATTCTCCCATTTCTTTAGTCGACGCGCCGGTCTGGTTGGATAAATTAGCCACCGCCCGATCTAGGTCTTCGGTAGAACTGACCGCCTTACCAACAATAATCGCCGCCAAAGATACTAAGGCGGCGCCGGCGGTTGCCGCAAAGCCCGTAACGATTGCCCCCAGCCCGTCAAAAATACCGCCCATATCCTCCAGATTGGATCCGGCTTCTTCCGTTTCTGCATCTATAATGATTTTAAATTCCTCTTGTTGTGTACTCATTCGATCACCGTTCCCCCTAAGCCAATCGTTAAGGCTTTGAAAATTTCTGCCATTTGTTCCGGCGTTTGTTTGTCCCGGGCTTCGGTGTTGAAGAAGTCCGAAGCTTTATACCGCTTTTTACTAAATATATTAGCAATAGTAGCACAAACAACCCCAAAACGTTTGTTCTCTATGAAATATAAATCCTTTTCAACTTTTACGCGCGCCTCAACAAATATGTTAAAGGCGGCTGGCGTAAATCGCATAAAATCTTCATAAGTAAGCCAGCGGGCTCCAATAGCATATAAATCCCTTATCTCTTCCCGCCAGCTCTTTTTTTTTCGGTAACTTTTTCCGACGTTGCGCCCTCTTTCAACAAACCAGAATCCTTCATACAATCCACTATTCTAGTTGTTAAGGTTTGCAGGCTTTTCCCACTTTTTACATGGTCCTGTATCATGTCCCCCACTTCTAGAAGTTGTATTTCTGGATGATGCCTGGATAATCCGGCTTTTAAAATGGCTCTTATCGCCCCTAGTCCTAACCTATTTTGGTTTATAGCCAGACCGTAAACCGACATAGCCGTTAGATCCTCAATTTCGCATATTGCATTAAAGTCGAATTCTACTTTGTAATCGTTCGCGCCCAATTTTATTAACATCTACATTACCACCTTTACACCTTACTAAATGTTGGCTTTCCAGATATTTTTATTGCTGCTGAAAAGTCTAACAGATCATCGTGTGGGCCATTAACCTTAAAACTTTCAAAGTGCCCATTACATTCAAATTTTGATACACTCGGACCCGTTGGCATTGTCACCGTTACGCTATAAGTTGTTGTAGTAGCCGCGAATCCTTCCAACATCCCAACGTTTGTACTACTAGCTAGCCCATCAAAGTCTATGGTACCGGCATCTATTAAACCCTTAATAAAAGTCCTAAATCTATTCGAATTATTATGGGTCGTTGTGTCAAGGGTATCACCCTCGTATCCTGGCGAAGTAACAAAAGTTATTTCGCTTACTGTATTGGTAGTTCCAATTAGTAACGTACATCCATTTCCTAAATACATGGTCCCAAAACCTCCTTTTTACAAATCGGTGCTATCATGCACCGTAAAGTCATATGTGATATTTTTACCCCAGATATCATTATCCTCATAATCGTTATCGCTTACCAATTGACCCTTTACCAAATTATATGCGGTTGTAGTCAAGTTAAAAGTTTTAAGGTTTAAAACTTTGTCTATTTCTCCCGCAATAGCTTCCCGGGTATAACTGCCCAGCGTGCCTGGTTGGGTGGCTACTTCAAAAGTAAAGAGATGCCGCCACCCTTTCCGGCCGTGCCTGTTGGCTGGGAGGGTACTACAAGCCGCTAAAGCTACATAAGGATAACCGCTATTATCTGGCATGTGGTCATATATGTTATTATTTATTGCCGACATTAAAGTACTTGACGACGTCAAAGCGCTAAATAATGCCGTTTGTACCTCAAATTTAGAACTCACCTCATACCCTCCTTAATAGCATCACCCACTACGGCGCGTAACTTTGGTATAGCTTTTTTATAAGCATAAATTAAATAACTGTCAATACCTTCGATTTTTTTCGCGTATACAACATTAGTCCCAACTATAAACGTGAATTCATCTTCAATATTCCCGGATAAAATACGAATGGGTCCGCCCATGTATTCCGTATGAATACTTGCCCGTAAACGACCCGTGTCGATATGCTTATCCCGGGTTAGTTTTAATTTTGCTTCAGTTTCAATATCTACTAAAGCAATTTCCAGTAAGGCATCCGATAAGGATCTTTTTATGTTTTCTGGTAATTGATGGAGTCTACGGGATACCCTCGCCCCATTATGCCTAACCCTTATCATCTTTTCTCATACCTCCCCTGGATTACTATTTCATTTTTGCGGTTTGTTACATCAATTACGCTTTCTATTACTATTATATCACCGCCATATACAAGCCGACACGTTTTTTTATCAATACCCGTAGTATATCGGGCTAAAATTTTAACCGCTGTTATTTGTTGCGCTTTACTATGTAGGGTACTTTCTACAGCTCCCGCATCCATGACATTACCCCAGAATGTCGTCACAGTCCCCCAGCTTGCAGTATAACAGCCCCCGGCGATGGCTGTTGGCGAATTGGATTGTAATGTAATACGATGCCTATATATCAAAAGCCTATATTCCTACTAAAAGGATTTAATAAGGCTTTAGCGCCTGCCGGAATAGCGTTAAAGTCAAAATTAAGCGCGTGGGCTTCCTGGATAGATGTTAAATACTCGGATCTATTCTCGTATAGCCAAGATACGCAACGCAGCGCTGCTTGTTTTATGGCAGCCAATCTAGGGTCGCCAGTTTCCCAGCTTCCTACAGTGTATTCTATAGTATACCCGTCGACGTCCCTTTTTTTATACCAATACCCATCACTAGATAATAGCTTATTATCTACTACCCTATAATCTGTTGTGGCTGACAGTAGGGTGCCTGTACTATCAAAGCTATCATATACAGTAACACTGTCTATGCTATTAATTGGTGCCTGGTATAATTCAATAGCCGCCACGCCACCCGGATCATATTGTTTCCAGACCTGCACCGCGGTCCTATAACCGCAATAGTTTTCTACGTTATTAATGGCCGCCGGGATAATAATATCCCTAATTAAACCGTCATCCGCAGCATGCTCCACTTTTATATAATTTTTGGTTTCCGTCAACCCTAATAATGAAGTGGTTGCCGGTGTTACCAGGGTCATCATTTTACATCATCCTTTTTGGGCTCTGGCTTTGGTTTTGGCTTTGTTGCCACCAAAGTGTAAACTTTTATTGTTTGATACTCCTGGGTCACAATGTTTAGCTTATCATCTGGATCATATTGGGTCGTCCCAACTAAAAATCCTAATTCTAAAACCATATCAAGCAATATTTCAGGTTTAATAGTTGGATAGTCAACAGTTAAAATAACTTTGCCGCCTGGTTTTAACCATTCCATAAAAGCCGTTAATGTTGCCTTTATATCGGCAGCGGGTAAATGTTCCAATACTGATATACAAAATACTGTATCAATATTTGATAACTTAGCATCTTTTATATCCATATTCAGGTATTCTATATTATCCTTACCCCTGTATGGCTTAGCCTTTTGGTATACTTCTTTAGAAATGGGCACCCCTTCTATTGTTTCCCCCATTTCTAAGATCCTGGCATCGCTATCAATAGCATAAACTTTTTTGCATTTATCCGATAATAGCCATTTAAACGGATGTTCTATACCGCAGCCAGCATCAACCACTACGCCGCTTTTAGTAGCATGTTTGATGGCGAACGTATATTCGTATGGCCTTGACCACCATTCTACAGGTAATAGGGCGGCAATATCCGGATTAATTTCGTCCTTATAAGTTAAAAATTTATTCACTTTCTACACCTCCTTTATTACTATTATACCATTTATCAAATAATTCTCTAGTGTATAGATGGGTCGCTGGGTAATTAGTATCAATATAAAGCCGGTTGCCATTAACCATCGCCCTTATACAAAATGCCCGATCTTCCCAGGCTGAAAAGCTAACATTAGGTATTGGCGTATAATTCACCCTGGTGCTATATATAGCGGTACTCACCAACATACAAGCCCCGGTGCCCCCTACCTCAAAGACCCCTTTTTCCCTAAACTTTTCAAAGGATCCAAAAAAACTATAATGATCCGCGTCCCAACAGTTGGGCATCTCGGTTTCAGCGTTTGGCCATTTAGTCCAAAATATTTCCGCGATTGCTCCAACTCCAGCATGGAATAACTGGGTTAAAGTTTTCGGATGCAATATTAGATCAGAATCGACCCAAAAAATAAAATCGGCCCCGGCTTTTTTGGCTATGGATATTAATTTATTTTTTTGATTACACATAAATTCAAATTTTTCATAGGTCCATTGATGGCTAAAATCATGGGATAAGTTATCGTTAATTATTTCGTACGTCCCATCTTGTAAATACTTCGCTAATCCTTCGGAGTTATGCAAAATAAAATATCGGCTTATCTCAACATATGGCGGTATCTCTAGGGCATCTAAACTTTCTAAGTAGCTTTTAAAAACATCCTCTTCCTGGTTTACAACTGCCATTATAGCAATACGTTTCTTATTTGGCATTCTTATTATATCGGAAAAGGTTAACAGCTTGTTAAGTGAATGTTCCCTAGTGTAATAAGGTGGCGGCGATCTCCTTAGCCAATATCTGTCGTCGATCCATTTCTCCCTTACCAGTTTATTATATACGGGCGTTCCTGGTAATACCATCAATCCGGGTAAATTTGAAAAGCTTGACGGTTTTATTTCATTTAAAAGTATCCGGGTTTCTTCGATAGTTTGTTCGGTTTCTCCCGGATAACCGATGATCATTAATACATGTACCTGGATTCCAAAACGCTTTAATATTTTTATGTTTTCCTTGGCTTTTTCTATATCCAGTTGTTTAGCCATTGCCTTTCGTAATTGCTCGGATCCGGATTCTATGCCCAGGGCTATTTTACGCAATCCCGCCATAGCTAAAGCCTCGATCATCTCGCTGTCTAATTGATCCGCCCGGGCTGTCATTTCGAATTTAATATTTTTATCTTCCAAACCCTTGCATAGCTCCATTATAACTTCTTTACTAGCTGTCGCGCTGTCGTCGTGGAATTTGAAATCGCGTATACCCATATCAATAAAATTAGTTATCTCTTGTAATACTTCGAAAGGTTTACGGGTCCTATACTTTTTAAAAGTCTTTCTAGTTGTACAAAATGTACAATTCGCTGTACATCCACGCGATAACGTGATTGGTGCCTGGTTTTTTATTAAGGGCTCTTTGAAATACTTTAAACCGTCAAAGGTTGAAGGTATAGGGTCAACGGGATCACCCTTTACTAATCTTCCGGGATTCTCATTGGTTAATATATATTGGGTCGCCAGTTCCCCTTCACCTATTACGACATGATGGATTTCTGGATATACTTCTAATATTTGGTCGTACATAATAGACGCGTGCGGACCCCCAACAATTATCCTAATATCCTGGGATATTAGGGGGCCTGTCAAGTCATCTATTAAATCAAAAACGGCATGCCGTTGCTCGGTCATAAGGGTAAAACCTACGTAATTAATACCGTCTTCTATGAGTTCCTCTTTTATAGCTAACAAAGCTTCCGGCATGGTTTTATTAAAGAGGTCCAGACATACGACCCCACATATATTTAATTTTCCTATATATGCCGCAATGGCCGCGATACCTAAAGGATACCAGTCACGATCCTGACCGTATAATCCGGAAGGATCTGCGCTATGCGGCGGATAGACTAAAATTAATTTCTTCATTGTACGCCTCCAAAAAAATAATAGCGCCCCTATTTCTTAAAATTATTGGGGAAAAACTGCACCGGGCGCTGGCGCAATCCTTCTCATTTCGTCAAACTATCCCCAATATGTATAATTTTGTATCCTCGAACTTATTTTCGTAACCTCATAAACTGCCATACCTTCACAAGCAATATGCAGATCTGGGTATTTCTTTTCGTGTACTACACTAGTAAAATTCACTTTATTCAATATATGCATCATTTGTGGCACCGTCATAGTGTGGATATGATCGCGGCAATCAAGCCAATTTTGTCCAGGCATGAAGATTAAGCCGCGGCCGTCTTCTGGTAAAATATCAAATATATTTTTAAGCGCCAAATAAGGGGCGGTAAAATGTTCCAGACTATCCCACATGATAAAACCATCACACCCTTTGGCGATTTCCTTTAATTTTTCGCCATGGGCATCGCATAGAACTATATCCCGCCCACGGCTTATACCCGCTTTTACTTCTTCGGGATTAGTAGTAATCCCTGTATACTTTTGCGGGAAATAATCCGCCATATTTCCCGTACCACACCCAATATCTATAATATGTTTACAAGGGTTTAAATACTCTTTGTGATCCTTGAAGAATAAAATTTCCCCCCTACGATCTGAAAAAGTATTAACCATTAATAAAATCCTCCAAATTAGGATCTGGATCTAGTATACTTAAATACTGCGCCATAATCCCATATTTACCCAATGGATCGGAAGCCATATACCTTTTATATTTTTCCTCCCGATCCTTTTGTGTGCTCCACCCCATATGCTTTATTCTTAATCCTTGCACATACATAGGTTGTATATTTAAATTTAAAGGAAATCTCCCGCAGTGTAATGACTGTTCATTCCATTTAAAAACAGTCATTCCCGCTTGCTTCCTAATACCCATCACCCATGACCGTTGATGGCCATTCCAGTATTGATCGTTCCTATATTGCGTGTCACCCCACATATCGTATAAGGCAAAACCGAAGGAATTCGCTGCTGTATTCTCCTGCAAAACGACCCTTACTTTTTCAGGGTCCGGGATTAGTTCGTCGGCATCTAAAATTAAAAGGATGTCTCCTACTTTGGCTAGGCTCCACAACGAACTAAATAATATCTTCCTTTGTTTTAATTCGTCAATATGCCACCATTGCCGCGAAGACTTACGAACTATAAAAGGGTATTCCCTTAATACTTCCAAAGTATTATCCGTTGAATGGTCATCTAGTATAAAGGATATGTCGCACATGGTTTTTAATTGCTCGCAAGCTTCCCGCAGCCACCTGTCGGCTTCATTCCTTACCAACATCCCGCCTATTATCATTTAATCGCCCCCAAACATCAATTTCCCTTTATTTGCTGGATCTGCCATCCATGCTTCATATGCATTTTTAAAACTTTCCTTCATAACTGGAAATGTATTAAGATGCATACAGTCGACCCCAAAATCAACATACAGTTTGTAACCTGCTTTTTTAGCCTTCATACAAAAGGCTAGATCCTCGCCGGTATGCGGTTGGGGGAAAAAGTATGGTTTTTTAATATCATCAAATACCCGCATATCTATTAAACAACATGCCATACCACACCCATCTATTTCATAGATGCCTTTATCCGGCCATTTCTCTGGTTCCATAGGTCCTTCAAATTCCGGATTACCAAACTTGTCCAGGCGGCATTTAGTATAAAAACATGGCTGGAATGGCCACTTACGCCTAAAAATCATACCAGTAACGATTGAAACATTATGGGAGAATAGCGACTCTAAGGTATGCACTGGCGGCACCATGTCGCTATCTAAAAAGAATATATGGCTGCAATTGTTTTCCCTGGCTAACTGTACCAGTTTTTCCCTGGCGTCGTATACCAGGCAATTAGCTATAAAATTAAAAACCAATTTGTATCCTTTTGGTGGCCGTAAAGCAATTAAAGCCGCCACCGCTTCAAAATTATACCAACCCGTCGACGGGCTGGCAACCATTATAGTTTTTTCCATTTTTGCGCCCCTTTCTTAATCAAAAAACGTGTAAATCCAAAATTCGCAGCTCGGATTTACACGTTTTAACTATACCAATTATATAGTTGGGCTTGGCTACGATTCAAGCCCAACTATATAATTGATATAAGTATTATACTTTAAAAGTATTAAAAAAACAATAGGCGTTTTGTAGCCTCTCAGTTTTTCCCCGTCGATGGATTGGTCGATAGAGAAAAACTGAGAGGCTACAAAACGTCAAAAACCATCAAACCCCGTAATATAGCGGTTTCACATAATCCTTGAAAGCCGCTAAATTAGCGACTTTATCTTTTTACGGCAAAATTCCAATTTAGTTTCACAAATTGAACACCTATCATTTTGGGTCGGTGATCCGCATATCGGACACAATTTCCAATTATTATTATAAAAACGTGCTAGTTGTTTCTTGTAGAGCGTCACGTATTTACCATTCAACCATAATTTTATGGCCGACATATCCCGTATCTTGTGGAATTTTAAAATCCTTCCGGTATTAATATTTGTTACTACGCCCTTACTATCAACGCGATAGTTAGATTTAAGTAATGCACTAATTACATCTAATTTCATTTATTGACGCCCCCTATACTCAATATATCTTATTATCTCACATAATTTATCGTTATCGGCCTTAAAAATAGGCCCCAATTTAAATTTATATCGGGTGCTGCATTCTACACTATTACCGTTAACATACCCAGGGCTACAATATGTAATATTACTCCCTTTTGGGTTTTTACTAATACCGGTAAAATAGGTGCCATCAGGCTGTCTATAAATGCATACATGCGTTATATACCCCCGGCATGCATAATGCCTAAACTCGGAATAATCAAAACTGTTATTCAATATTTGCATTTTATATTTATTGATAATAGAACTATTTTGCATTAATAATATTAATGCCATAGTCTGGTACATATTTAATGTATAAAATTCTGTTGACTTGCCTTTTTCGTTATCTTTTACGCCCTTGACCGGATATCCTAAAAGACACATATGTGTGTTTATAAGACCCATAACGCTTTTATGCGTCTTATTACATTTCTCAGCTAGTATCATACTATCTATCATTTTAACTCACCTGCCTTTATTTTTTTAATCACTGCAGCTATTTGGATCGCCTCTTTTACCAGACATTCGCTCCTATGATCCAAACGATCCAATATATCCATTAAATGCGGGTTTGCTTTTGCGGTATCTTTCCTACAATGCGAATGCCATAATTCTTGTAAAAGTTCCTCAATAACTAAGTACTCCTCGTTAACTTCTTGCAATTCTTCGAGTGCTGTCGCCCATGCTTCCTTCCTGGAATTATAATACCCATGTTTTTCAATTATCCCGTCTAGTTCTTCATTAATTAACTTATTCATCTTTTTTTAACCCCTCCTTAGTTTATCAATTTGAAATCTACTTACCATTATATCTTAAATATTCACGTTTGAAAAGTATTTTCCATTATTGCCTGTAAAATATTTAATGGCAAAAATTGGGTAATTTGAAATGTATCTGCCAGAATGAAAAACGACCCATAATATATTATGGGTCGTTTTATTAGTAAAACAGATCTTTTAATTTTATTCCGTAGCAATCCCGCCAGGCTGTCCAATGATAACAATTAACTTGGCCATAATTTACATCGTGGACCTTTCTTATTTCAAAACCATATTTTTTTGAATAATCTTTCAAAGGTTTCCAGGGAAATTTTTGTTTAAAATATATTTCCATCTTTTTAACGGTGGCCCAATCTTTATTAAATCCCAATTCTTCCCGTAAAAGATCGTTTTCGTACGCTAATACTTCCGTTTTATTCTTATAATAGTTTCTATTGGCTTTGATCCCACCTTTTGAGCTCCATGATATCCTTTTTGCCTGTTCTTCTTTTAACCTCATTTCGTCGGCTAGCTTACGCGCTTCACGTTCAATTTTTAATTTTGTTAGCGCCTGTATTAAATAATCAGGATTATCCAATAACTCGTCAAAGGCATATAAACCATGTTTTCTTATTGATGGTAATATTTCCCCACAAACCCAATCTTGAAATTTTTCCGCTTCGGGCTTATTGCTTCTCAAAATGCATTTGTAAAGATTCATTTCGTTAATAATATTTAATTCGACTATTTGTTCCCCAAGTCCGCTATTTACTACCCCCTCGATTTTATCGAGGCCGTCTGGATCCAATCTGTTAGCCACATCGGAAGTATTACCGATTTCTAGCGCCTTACAGACGTCGGTCAGTACAAACCAAGGCTCGCCGTCCTTTTCTAAAATTCTTATTTTCCCAAACATTTCATGATTTTTAGTTACAATTATATCCATGTAAAAACCCTCCTAAATAATAAAAGTTTGTATTTGTCCAAATTTGAGGGCTCGAACAAATACAAACTTTTTAAGTTATTTAGTAACTTATGATAGGCCCCCAAGCTATTATAAGTTACTAACAAAAGTATTATACCATAAATTAATTAACAGTGCAAAACGACCCATAAGATATTATGGGTCGTTTTATTAACACTCTATATTATTCTACAGGTTCCCAGTCGGCACCGCCGCGTTCAACTATACAAAACATATCTGTTCTTGTCCATGCCGCCATCCTAACTCCTAGATACCTATGGCCGCTATTAACTGACATAGCATAGTCGGGTATCTCGACCCTAACATTTCCAACGGATCCGGACGTACACGCTGCTGTCTTAGTGTAAGACGTCATAGCGGTAGCGACTGCCCCGTTCCATGTTGCGGCTGTTGACTCGTACACAGTAACGGTAATATTACCAACAAAGGTTGTGGCATCAATAGGTTTAGACGCCAAGGCCTGCACTACTGCGTATCTATAAGGTTGCATATCCAGTAAGTTTGTTGAGCTTAAACCCGTTGTTAAGGTGCCGGCTATCTGTAGAGAACTTGTAACCATTTCCGCAAATTTATTCATGTCTACCGTACCCCCCTTAAACTAATGTTACAAAAGGCGATAAGGTGCTGCCGCCCTTTTTAGGGGTGACCGCAGTTGGCAGCCATGGCTTACCATCTAGCCTTTTAATAATCTTCCAGCATTTTATATCTTCACCGAATTTATACTCTTTGCTCTCTTCAAATCTTAAGCCTTCCAGGTCACCAACAATATATTGGCGCCAATCTCCGAGAGTGAGATCGCCCTCAGTTCCGAGTGCTTCTGCAATCTGCGTAAATACTATTGGAATTCCGAAAACTGTACCAGGTACCGCCCCGGAAATATTGCCATTATATCCCGCACTAAATATATAAGATCCGGCTGGATCCCTTAGTGTGTAAACGTAAGGAATCGTTGATTGATTAGCGATAAAAACAGCATTATCCATATTGCCGTTAAACCTTGCAAGCATATTAACAAAGTCTGTAGCATGTATCTGTGAAGCTGTGCCCCTTGATACGGTTGCCCTACATGGCGCTTTTACAACTCCCAGTGGTTTTCCTACACCGTCGCCGCTATAAAAGGCTAGGTTTTCCTCTAAGCCTAAACTTTGGCCGAATACTCTCTCAAGTAATGGCGATAAGGCAATAAAGGCATCCCTTGTTAAGTCTTCCATAGCTTCAAAATATCCAAATAGCTTATTTACTGCTAAATTAACTTTGCCAAATTTTGGGGCGCTTGCACCGTTATATAATACGGATGCCTCATTTCCCCAGTATGTAATAACTCCGCCGTAATAATTACTAGATATATCCGGAGAATACAAAGCGGGAATATTAAACTCGGGTGATGGCATATTAAAGGATTGTACCCCATAGCTCCTTATACTTGCAAACTCTAAAGCATGGGTTAAGATATTATTAGCCCATGCAGGAGGCACCAAATATCCTCCGGAGGATCCGGTATTTTCCGCCAAGGCCTTCAATTCTGGGGAATTCTGGCGTACTTTTTGGACAAACTCGCCAAAATTGTTACCAAATACCGTACTATCCGGTTTCTGAATAACAGGTGCCCCATTAGATCCTTTATATATTGCGGCCCATTCGCGGCCTGCTTCAACTAGCTTTTGGGTAAATTCTTCTTGCATCTTTTTTTTGGCGTCTTCAATAGTGCCGTATAATTTTTCCGTTTCCGCCTGAACTTCCGCATTTCTTGTTTCTATGGCGGCCTTAAGCTCGCCTAGAGTACTTTGGAAAACTTCCGTACTTACTCTTTTATTTGCTAAGTCCTCAATTTTGACGACCAATTCTTCTACAGTTGGCATTTTTTTTGCACCTCATTTCAACATATCGATCATTAACTGGATTGTTTCCGGGTTAATTTCGTCAATTTTTGGCGGCTTAGTAATGGATGGAGTGGGTGCCCCGGCTCCTCCTTTTATAAGTGCCTCTAATCTTTTAACTTCTCTCTCTAATATATCATACTTTTGATTAAAATCAAACCTAGATTTTATATACGCTAGCTCATTCATTCCCCAGGTAACTGGCGAAATCTCCCAAAGTTTAACTTCCTGTAATACTCTAACATCTCTAGACTCGTCATAATAAGACTTTACGCGCTCATACCCGATAGACATTTCGGTTATGACCTTATCTTTTATTAATGTTAATACGTCCCTACCTAACGTTGTATTGGATATCACGGCTTTAAAATATAGCCCTTTTGTGTCTTCGCTTAATACGTCTGGCCTTCCTATCAGGCTGCGCATCTCATGCATGTATAATACTTTTATTCTATTTTGGGATTCCTGCAAAGTCTTTGTAAAAGCACCATACTGCATTTCATCCCTTCCGTCATCCACATTTCCAAATATAGACGCATACCCCTCAAAAGAATTATCTGTTGTCGCTTTTACTTCGGTTCTGTATTGCTTGTACTCCATCATGCTTATACCTCCTTTATTCTTCGATAGCCTATAGCGCACCGGCAGTTGACCACCTCTTCAACGGGTCCATGTTGATCCCCGGGATATTGTAACCATCCACGGCCTACCCTAAAACGTTCGTCGATATCGATCGGCGGTTGCTTTCCGGCTTTTTTATGGGTCGGTCTAGTCCTGGCGTCGCTTGTTGCTATCCAAAATTTTTTAAGCTTTAACCCTGTTTGTTTCGCCCCCATTATCGACCCATAATTAGAAGCTGTATTGACTTCGGTGCGGGCAATTCTTACGGACCTTTTTTTACTAAAAGAATCCATAAATAAAGTCTTTATTACTTTAGCGGTCTGCCGGATGGTCCATCCTTCTTCATTGGCCTTTTTTACAATATTTAACACCGTAAATTTAGAATAGCTTGATATTTTTTTAGCTCTCGCCAATGCCATACTAGCAATCCAGGTATAAACTCCAAGACTGAATATCGAAAACATTTTAACACTCATAAGCTCATTATATGTAGTTGTACCAAAATCTTTTACAATATCAGTATATAACTTTTGATATATTTTTGCTAGTTTAGGGATATCCGATTCTATAATTGATACCGCTGCCGCTCCGTATTCGGTATTGGAATTAGATAACACCTTATTAATTTTATTGCCCTGGCTGGTAAAAAAGGATTGCATGTTTTTTTTAAACCTTTTATCCCATACCGCCCGGCGGGCTTCAATTTGTTGTATCGTCATCCGGGATCCCTTCTTCCTCTTCATCCATTGGAAGATCACTAACTACTAATTGAAAAGAGAATCGATCCCCATCTGCTAAACCTTCAAATCCTAATAATGCCCGGGCTTCATTTTGAGTTATCAGATTATCGTTAAACATCCCCCGAATTCTTTCGGATCTAGAGTTTTCATCTTCCTGCAAAGCCGCAATTTCGGAAACATCAACATCGACAAAATAATCAGGGTTCCACTTTTTAACAATATCACTGTTTAGCTTTTTAGCTATTTTAGCCACATATTTATTAAGGACCGTCCCAGTCCAAAACGCTTTTAAAGCCTGCTCAAAATTGGCATAGGTTTGGTTCTCGGGATCCCCGACTACCTGGCCGGGCACTCCCAGCGCTGAACAAATTTCTATACGGCTTAATTTCCTTTGTAAAATAAAATCCATATCGATACTATTAAACCCAAAATGTACATAATTTAATTTCTCGGTATCAAATATTAAGGGCATCCTGGAATTTTTGGTTCCGGCAACATCACTTTTCCACCGGTTCTTAGCTTCCTTGATGGTTTCTTGCGTTGCATTCATTAACCCGATGGCCCCCGGAGGAATGGCCATATTATCAAACATGTTTTTATTCCAATCAATAGCCGAATTTTCAGTATCAATGGTTCTAGCCGCAGCCCTTATTGGGCTTAAACCATCATAGTAATTTATTGGGTCGATAAAACGATCCCAAAGTATTACATTAGACGCGTATTGCTGTTGATCCTGCCGATATTCGAAACCGCTAACCGTCTGCGCTCCCGACCCTACTACCGGCGCCATTAAATGGCCATACATTGGATATAATTCTAATTCGGGATCATACTTGATCGGATTTGAATACCTGGCAAAAAATTTCCCTTGTGTAGCCAATCCAGTAGCCCATAAATCGAAAAAATCTGTACTGGTAAAATCCGGGTTTACTCTTACATTTAGTAAATCCAAAATAGGATGCTTAGATATTTCTTTTAATTTTCTACCAGAATTATCATACAATATCCACTTAAGCCCGGATACTGCCCCGGCTATTGCTCCAACACAAGCATAACACCAAACAACACTTTCGTATGCTTCTTTTATATATGCGTAGTCATCCTGGATAGACCATTCTGGCGCCCCTACTCGCCACTTACCCGCATAATACGATTTTTGGCGCCGGAATATATTTTTAATGGCCTCAAACATCAAGCCACCTCCTTTTTAATAAATTTGTTTCCTTCCTAATATGAGATGCTCGACCGCGTAGCGGGTGGCATCAATAAAATCATTCTCGTTGTCTTCTAACCTTGCCAGTTGTTCGCCAGTTGATGAAATAGCATAGTCTATATTTTCGAATTGTTTAGCACATAGGGGCGTCCTTTGATCATCAATCACTATTTCTTCCAAAGAATCCAACCACCTTTCCCCAGTCTCAACGCTGCCAGGTCCTTTCTTCGCTCCAATTATATTCATTCCCAAATCTCTACAACACGCGATATCTTTAGGACTTGCGCTGTCGGCGGTGCACCTTTCCATAAAATTCTTTTCAAGTACATGCCTAACTAGTTTTTCATTTGAGATCTTAAGACCCCCAAACTCATTCATCATATAAAGTTTGCGCCTAGTGTAGTCGAAATGTAAACGAATATAAGCTAAAAGATTTATTTTATACCCCCAATCTACACCGGCCCATATATTATCAAAGGTCCGTATTTCTTCATCAGTTATATGCCTAAATACTAAATTATCAAATGGCACCATACCGCCGCCAATGGGTTCACCCATATAAATCCACCGCCATTTTAAATTATCCGATATCTTAAGCGCGTTTGCCCTTTCAATCATTTGTTTAGATGCATAAAGATTATCGTATACAGTGGAATGATGTATATGGGTATCAGGCGGCGGCGTTCTCGCTTCAAACTTTAAGTTACACCAATGCTTTTTACGCTTTGGCGGGTTATATGAGATAAAAAACGAATATTTAAAGCCCATTTCCGCCCTTAGTACGGAATTTATTACAGTGTCAAAATCATCCTCGTTTCTAAATTCAACCAATTCATCAAACATACAATCCTTAAAAGGCCATTCCGCTTTTATACCCTTTATCCTATCGGCCTGATCGGCTCCCCTAAAAAGGATAACGGTGCCAGTCGGCTTATATCTAAAGGATAACGGCGACATCCTCCAACTCCAATATCTTTCAACATCTAATCGTTTAATTGCCCAAAGTATATCCTGGAATGTCGAGTCAGCTAATGTATTGGAGTATCTTCTTACGCATAGCCCGCTTGTTTTTGTCTTCATTCTATTATATACCATCCGTAAAGCATGTAAACTTGTTTTTCCTGTATCCCTGCCACCCTTTTCGATATTATACGTATACTTATCATGGCTCAACCAACTTTCCCTAAAAGCTGGCATTATTACATCACTTAGTTTGATCATCTTTGGCCCCCGTTATATCATCTAAGATAACCGCATTATCCGGATTATGATCAACTAAATCGCGATCCACCCTTCGATACTTAATATTATCCAGATTGCACATAATAAATATAGCGGCGTTAACATTACCCCGGTGCCATCTTCTTACATGTTTAGTTTTGCATACCTCACGACCCTTCAAATCCTTCCCCTTCTCTGTCGTTTCTTCTATCGATTCATACCCTAAAGCCTCTTTGATCAATGCTTCTTGTAGTAGACCAACTATAAATTGCCGCGCCCCCGTCCACAGTTCGTCAAAATCTGGCTTACGTTCCCGCCATTTACGCAATTCTCTTACAGTGACATTTAAACGGGTGGCGATCTCGTGCTCTCGTAATCCTTGATAAATCCATTGACGGATACTCCCCCATCGGTCGCGTATCTCGTCATATCTCCGCCAGTCCATAAAAACCACGCCCCCTTTATTACAGTATAGCACAAAAAAATAGGACTCCGGTCCTATTTTTTTACTTCTTAAAAACAATCCAAGCTAAAATACCCGTATCTATTAATACCATACCCAATATGAATATAAACCAATCGCGCTCCCCAGTTTTTGGTAGTTCTTCGATATCAAATGACTTTTCGGAGCTTGTCTGTACCGGCGTTTGTGTCGGGGCTACCGTTTCTGTGCTTGTCTGTACTGGTGTTTCGGTTGGTTCTATTGTGGTTTCTGGTGGTGCTTCGGTGGTGCTTGTTGGTTTCACTTCGGATAGAGTAAAAATAATTTTACACTTTTTTATTTTGCCTACGATTTTCCAACAAAGTATAATCTCCTGATCGCCTTCTACCGCTTCGAGTGTTCCCATCTCTTTAGCATATACATCGTCATCCAAACCCAAAATAGTTACCTCATAATTAAGCCCATCAAGTTTTATTTCGGGAGCCTTGTACTTATATGGGAGCGTACCCCCAACAAACTCGTAACTACTTTTTACATCCCAGGTCTTGGCTTCCTCGGCTGCTGTAAAACAGCTAAATAATATTACAAATATTACTGCCAACATTAATACCCTTTTCATTTCTTTTTCTCCTTTTTTATTTTTTTCATTGCGCAATCATTACAATAGTGTTCCCCTTTTATTATAATAGGGTTGTTAACTATTTTTTCGCCGCATACGCAGCATACCTCGTATTTTTCTTCCATCCTCTAATCTCCCTTTCTTATATTATGGAATGAATATTCATTCCCATTTAGCCATATCTTAATATATCTCGATGGGCACCTGTCAAATCTTAATTTTACTTCTAAACTATCGCCAGGCAAAATCTTATATACTTCTTTATTATTTACCTGCCTTTCTTCACCCTTATAAATTAATGCCGCTTTATTATCCGTATATAAGTTTTTTAAAGTGCCATTGGTGACTTTTATATCCGCCATGGTTTCTTTTTCTGTATCGTAAATCCTTTGCACTTCAACCCCTATACCATCGCAGGTAATCATGTTATCGTATGTTTTGGGTCGCCCGTGGATTAACGACCCAAAACTAATCCCAATACAAAAGCATACTATGCAAAATACCATCCAGGACGTATTATTCAAGACGAATTTTTACCCCATCAATCTTTAATGTTACGCCCTTTTTAAACTCCACGTTATCATATCTTTTTTCGGCAAATTCAGATCCAACCCCCATAATGGCATTTAAACTATAGTCACTAGTGCTAATATTACCTATCCTACCAGATACCGCAATAAGATCATAGGTTCCTGGGGCGAAGTCTTCGCCGGCTGTAAAATTACCGGATCCAAAAGTATAATCCTTTTTTGGCGTTTCCTTCTTTGGCTCTTCTTTCTTAGCTTCCTTTGGCGTTTCCTTCTTGGCTTCCTTAAGATCTTCCTTTAGCTGGCTGATCTCTTTCTGGGATTCTAATATCTGGTTGTTTAAGTCGAATACTTGCGATGAAGTAGTGCTGCTATCGTCCATAAGTATCAACCCCCACATGGTGCCGCATAAGAGGAAGCTAATAACGGCCATTGTTACTGCTTTCGCAGTGCTTCCAGTCTGCTTTTTGACTTTAGCCCCTAGAAGTATAAAGGGTCCAAAGCTATATCCTAATAAATCCTTAATCATTTTTTTTATTCTCCTTTATTATTTTTATTTTTTTGTGCCCGCATTTATCGCAGACCTTTTGGGTATACGTTTCCCATTTTGTGTGATACACATCGGGATCCTCAATATAATATCCATCTTCACATTTAATGCACAATTCTTTCATAATACTATTCCCCTTTCATTTTTATAATTAATTAATTAAACCCCGTATTTATCTATTCTGATAGATAATTTTTTAAGTATTTAATCCATAATCAAGTATTTGATGCTTTAATAATATTTGATTATTACATAGTATTTGATTATCAATTATTTCCGTAAGTTTTTTTTATGCTAATTGTTCTTGCTATCCCCTCAACTGGAAGTTCGATGTAAATAGTTTTTTGTTTTATTTTCCCGTCTTCTTTAAATTTTATCTTTACTTTTATCCATTATTCATCTATCCTTCCTTTTTATTTAGAGAGGGGATTATTTCCCCATCCCTGTTAACCATAACTGTAATACATTCCATTGTTACCGCAATATGATCCTTGACATACCCAAACTGTTATCTGATTTCCTTCTTTGTCTAGCTCATAGTGATGAAATGTTAATTTTCTTCCGCAGTCTGGACAATTACCGCTTTTTGGCTTTACTTTCATTGTCTCACCTCCTGATACTATTATATTATTATTCTTGATAGATGTCAAGAACTTTTTTATTTATTTCTTCAAAGATTATCTTATCCGGCAGTAACCCGTTACATATATACCAATTCTGGAATGGCGGCGATCCCCCTTTCCGGAAAACGACCCTTTTATCAAGTACCATTAACTCAAAAGGATTCTGGCTTAATAGCCTATACCGATCCCCTTCGAAAATTCCATGGGATCCTAGCAGCATGGCGAAGGGCTTTTTTAACTCGTAAAGTCTTTTTAATACCTCTAATTTCTTGGAATAAGGTGGATTAGAAATGATATAGTCACATTCAACTTCTATTTTAAAGAAACCGCCTCCAAAATCCGCATGCGTATATACTACCTGGTGCCCTTGATCCGTAAAGGTTTGGACATACTGGGATCGCTTCTTATCAAAAGGGCACCAAATAACGGAATTCCTTTTAAGGTATTTAAGTAGTGGAATAACTGCATATCGCGGCGTATAATATTCACCATCTTTCTTGAAATCTCTAATTTCCATAAAAGTAGACCCCTATTTTGTCCCTAAATTTTCTTCTAATTCCTTGACTCGACATGTAGTACATAAGCCGTTTTGCTTTTCTGCCTCTTCCTTTGGCAGCCAGGTATCGCATTTTTTACATTTAACCATCTAGCATCACCTCCATAAAAAAAGCGCCTATAACGGCGCGCACATCATTAACAATATGGGAATAGATTTCTAATATAAATAAAGTATATACTATTTCCTGATAGCCGTCAATAATTCTTTAAGGCTTATGCCCTTATTACCTAACGCATAACGGATTTGTTCATCTACAGTATTACGGGCAATAATCCTATTTATTACTACCGTTTTAGTTTGACCCGGTCTAACCAGCCGGGCGTTAGCCTGTAAATACGTCTCTAGGCTATAGGTTAGACTATACCATATGATATGGTGGCCGCCTGTCTGCATATTAAGGCCATGGCCGCAGCTCTTTGGATGGGCTACGGCTATGGATATTTTACCAGAATTCCATCTAAAAAAACCGTCATTCGAATTTAAATGGGTCGCCCCAAACTCTTCAACTATTGCCCTTATGTCTTCTTTATACTGGGCGAAAATTAGAATATTATTTCCCATACACCCGTCAATTGTATCTTTTAATACTTCTAACCTTTCATGATGGATTGCCGTTGTTATTCCCCTATCCGAATATAGAAACCCATTAGCTAATTGGCTTAACTTGTTAACCATAACCGCAGCATTTAGGGCGGTTATTTCCTTATTCCCTATCTCGAGGTAACAATCGGCCTCAAAATCATTATATAGCTGCTGGGCTTCCTTTGATAACTCGAATTCTATGTCATTGATTAAGTATTCAGGCCGCACCGTATTCTGCATACTAATACAAATGTCTGATATCGCATCGTAAATATCTTTTTCCGCTCCGGGCTTTAATCCATATTTATATACTACATACCCATTAGTCTGTAGGGGCTCAAAGAAATCCTTCCTATAACGACCTATAGTACGACCCAACCTTAAACCATGATCTAACAAGTATACCATAGGCCATAATTCTATTAAGCCATTGGGCGCAGGCGTACCAGTTAAGGCAATAAGCCTTTTATACTTAAGCTTTTTAAAAGTCTTAAATCTTATCGTATTAGTCGCCTTAAACGCGCTGGCTTCATCCAATACAACTATATCAAATTTCCAGCGATTAGAGATCCAAACTAGATTCTCGATATTAGTGATATAGATCTCGGCTTCCTTTTGTAAAGCTTTTTCCCGCTGGCTGGCGGTGCCTGTAACCACGCTATAGGTAAAATCAAAACCCCATTTCTGGATCTCTTCGGGCCATGTCATCCTAGCCACCCGCAGCGGGGCAATAATTAAAACAGGCGGCAGCGATCCTTCCAGAGTCTTTATGATACTAAGGGCCTTTAAAACGCTTAATGTTTTTCCCATTCCCATGTCTAAGAATAACCCACAATACCGGTTATCCAAAATCATGTTAACCGCCTGCTTTTGATGCTCATATAAATTAATAATATCCACCCCCTGATAATAAATACATTAATGTGATCATTCCTACTCTATGGCTATTAATCGATATATACTTAACCTGGGAAATATCGCCTATTATTTCCCGAAGACCCGCACCATCTTTACAGGTCTTCGTTACTCCATCATAAAATACAACCTTTATACCCATTTCCGGTATGCCAGCACCATAGCTTCCAATTTATCAGTATATAAATATACTGTATGATTATTCCTGGCAATCGCGGTAAATTCATAGGCGCCCGCTATTTTGCATATATCGGCCATCATTTCGTTATTAACCATCATACCCAAAGCGTCATACCATTTATATTTCGGTCCTTCGGATGAATACTTAAAAGCGCTGCCCTGATCCCTCCATCGGTAGTCTAGCTCACTGGATACAAATGCCCCAAAATTAAAACATGGGCCCTTAGCAGGGTTAACCTTTAATTTTGGATTACCGATACGGACAAAAGAAACAAAATTTGTTAGCCATTTCCCGCCATTCCATTCGTGGTATCCAGTCCTGAAATCTTCATATAATGTGCTTGAATAGTATTTAGTTAGATATCTTTCAATTATAGTCACGATCCCACCTCCTAGATATATTATACCAATATTAATGATGATTGTCAAGAAGTATTCGGACCCGATCATAATTATCATGCACATATACAGGAAATCCAACGGTTAAAAATTTCTTATGTACTGCAGCTTGAATCTTGGAAACCTTCCCTCCTGGTTTCTTAACTTCGATAAAATAACAGCGCCCTTTATATAGGATCATTAAATCTGGTAACCCCGCCATGGTAAAAGGGTGTAATTTTATAGCCAAACCACCATATTCCTTTACAATTTTTACTATTTTACTTTGAATGTAGCTTTCTGTCATGCTATCACCTCATTTAATATTATTTTATGTTTATAAAATATACCTATTTTTTATATTTATTCCTTATTGTACCTTATTATTCCTTATTATTCCTAATCGTTACTATAAGGAACAATAAGGAATAATAGGCAAAATCTGTAATCCAAAATATGTAAAAGCTTTATACGTATGTATTCTTTTACGATATACTACCTTACAATCAAATCATTAAATGCCATTAAAGGTTACATGTAAATAAATGTCTACATACGCATACATTTTTTCCGCATTTTTTGTAGTAATATCTGTAAGTTAACCCATGATATGTAAATCAAATGGGAATATCTGTAAAATCCATGTAAATATATGTTAAAATATTACAGATTATAGGATAAATTTATTCCTTATTGTACCATATTGTACTTTATTTTTACTATTATTACTTTTATTGTAATAACCGATTGTACCATTTTACAACCAATAATTACACATATTTACTATATTAGTATATGAATGTCTATTTACTACATAATTATGGTATATTTGGTATAACATTCCTTAACAAATGTTCGCTTTCATACCCTAAAATAAGTTAAATATAGGGAATCATTTACATAATTTCCAGTTAAATATTAGGAGAATATCCATAAAAAGTGATATATGCAAAACTATGGTGTATGTGGTATATTTATCTGTATCTTTTACTACCTTATAATGCAATTTTGCTGTACATATGTTAGTATTTTAAGTTAACATATTTTCATTTTATTTTCCAGATATATACACACGAGTTCATATACTTTTTTTATTAAAAAGCCGCGATACCTCTCAAACACTCTTATATCAAGGCTTTAAGGGTTATTTTTACACGCCACACCCCGACCCAAAAACTTTCCAAGACTTTCTCGCGCGTTTTTTTTTTTTAAACTCTTCTCTCTGCTAGTTTTTTTTAAACTTTTCCCATATATATATATATATATACAATATA